AATTTTTTATTTCTACTAAAGCTTTTAATCCAGAAGGACTAGTTAATTCACCATCTGCATTATGTGGAATAGAACGTTTCTTTTCATAACAATAATCTTTATAATTATTTTGAAATAATTCATAAATAATATTTTCTGATATTTCTCCTTTTTTACTAGAAGAGGATGATAATCCAAATAATTTTTTAATATGCTCGTCTATTTCACTAACTTTATTATTAGAATTTGTAATATCATTATTAATTCTATTACATATATTATCTGCTAAATTATTTTGTTCATTTATAAAAACATTATTATATCCAATTTGTAGTAAATATTGAATAGTTGATTCAATATTATTAATATTTTTTAGTTTGGGTAATAGGTCTAAATTTATATCGATCTTCATTATTAATATAAATAATTAATTATTTAAGTAGAAAAAATTGAACATTCTAATAATTGGTATATAATTTTAATAATAATATTAAAACTTTATAAGATGGCACACTCTAAAGATTATATACCAATTGATAATAATAAAAATGATCTATTATTTTCAGAAAATGATATTAGATATATATTAAATCATAAAACAATTTTATGTAAAAATTATAATAGTATTAGAGATTCAACCGAATGTTCTCATGGAGAAGATTGTGGTTTTGCTCATAATCAAATAGAAAAGAAGGAAGGAATGAAACGACGTCGATTTATGTTAGCTAATTTACAGCGTGTTAAAGAACGTAAGAGAGATGAAAGCAGACGTTCACGATCTCCTGTTCGCAAACGTTCCCGGTCTCCTGTTCGCAAACGTTCCCGGTCTCCTGTTCGCAAACGTTCCCGGTCTCCTGTTCGCAAACGTTCCTGGTCTCCTGATCACAAACGGTCCTGGTCTCCTGTGCGTAATTATAATGAATCTTATAATTATACTATGCAACCTAATATGAATATGCAACCGAATATGAATATGCAACCGAATATGAATATACAACCTAATATGAATATGCAACCTAATATGGGTATAGCACCCCAATATTATTATGATACTAGAGGATATCATCGATAAAATTGAAAAATTAAAGTGATACAATGAATATTAATTAAAATTTTAATTTATAAACAATGACCAAAAAAGACCAATTTATTATTCATCATCATAATAAATATTATACTAAATTAAGATTCTATAAACTAATGAAAGAACAAGAATATTATTTAGGAGATTATTGTAGTCCAGATGGTTATATTGCTTTAAGAGGGTTTTATATTAAACAAAATGATCATTATATATTACATGGCAATGTAATGGAATATACACGGAGTGATGAAATAATATCAGAAAGTAAATATGAATATGGTGTAAAAGTAAGTGGTAAAGATTATTATTATACATTACCTAATAAATTAAAATATGAAGGTAATTATTATAATGAAAAAATGCATGGATTAGGAAGATTATATAATAGAGAAGGAGATTATATTGAAATAAATTTTAATATGAATATTCCATATGGAATTGGAACATATTATAATTCTAAAACAACAAAAGAAAAATTAATAGAAGTTAATAATAAAGAGTGGTATAATATAATACAACAATTAGAATGGCAGGAATTATTTTGTTCAAAATAAATTTTTATTTAAATAATATAGATATTTATAAATAATATATTATATATATATATATATAATATGGAAATTAATGTAGAATACAAGGATAGATACCTTAAGTATAAGAATAAGTATTTACAATTACAAAGACAAATACAACAAAATGGTGGAAGAATGATAGGTGGTGATGGATTAGCAAGAGAAATTGCAATTTGTTTAGTAGTCGCAACTGACCATCCAGAAGAATTAGATGATATACTTTCATTTAATATTTATCAACAATTACTAAGGGATGGTCTTATTGACGAATTAAAATTTTTAGTAAATATAAAAATAAAAATGAATAACTACTATAACTCAATTGATGCATTTCAAAATATGTTCCCCGGTGAGGAAAAAAAGTTTGTTAATGGAGTATTAACTGTGTCAAAATATTTCAAAATTTATGATTATGAAAAAGTTAAAGCAAACGCACTCGCTCCCGCAGCCCAGAGCGCATTATTTTTAGCAATACAAGGTCCTATTACTAAACCTAAATTTAATGCAAAGATGGAGGGTTCCCAAACGTATACTCAATTAATGGGACAACATCCTGATTATATGATTGTTCAAGGTATGAACTTCAATGTCACGAACGGTAGTGCACCACAAATAAGTAAAGAAGTTACTAACGTACCGTTTATTGATAAACTTGTTGCGACAACTACCGGTGGACCGAATGGTACTACTGGTGTTCATTTAGGCAAGTTCGATACTCCTAGATTGTGGTCTGGATTTAGTAATGGATATAACGGAGAAATTAAAAAAGCTGCTATTAATTTCTGGGCCCCAAAAGTACTTAGCACAAGTATGCCGGTTCAAATCCTCGCCGGCTTCCCGACGATGACGCCGAAACAGTTTTGGGCCGTGTCGACACAACCCTGGTGGCAAACATCTGTAAGTTACCCGCCCGAAGCTGCTAACGGATCTGGTGAAATGGACATGAATACATCTCAATCTAGACAAGAACATAATACTAATATGGTAGCTGTTGAACATATATTAGAACAAATATGTGGTGGTAGAAAACATATGGGTGGATTAAATTTTACTGGTATGCTTGATACTAATGCAAGTTCTGTTAAAAATTTTAAAATTGCTGTTCAAGGTCAAGGTAAGATAATAAGTGACGAATTATATAAAGAAATGATAAGAGTAGGAAGTATATTGGTAGGTGCATATATAAACCACTATGGTGAACCAAATTATGCGGAGGGTGATATAAATTTTGTAATTAGTGCTTATAGAGCTGCTTCATTATTAGTTGCCAGATTTGCATTTAATGATATACCTTTAGATATCACTGGTAAAGACCATGTAGAAACCATTTTAGCTAATATGCCAGCTAAACTATTGCTTATTACTGGCGACCCCGAAGGAGCAAACTCGCTGGCCACTTTACCACAGTTAAACACAGAAACCAATCAAATTCGTGATCCACATAATCTTGTAGTTAATAATGAGAGTAAATTGATAAGTATTCTCAAAGAGGGAGTAGATTTATCTAAGTTTAATCATTGTGGTGATGCTGGGTTAGCTCTTATGGTAACAGATAGTATACCTATAATAAGGGCTAAATCTCTAGCTGAAGTAAGATCCGAAATGGAGACAGATATTAGTACGAAATATTCTGATCCTGAAGCTTCTGCTAGACTTATGGCAAATATATCATCATTAGCACAGAACGTCGCCACGGAGCCGGACATGCCCTTCCGTGAAGGTCCGATAGATGAAGGAATGATACTGAAACGCTCGAACCAACCAACATCAGAAGAGATAGCAGCAAGAAGAGCAGCAGAAGCAGCTCAAGTAGCTCAAGATGCAGCAGCACCAACCGGATTAGAAGCACTAGCCCCAGCCCCAGGAGGTGGTTTTAATCCAAGATTAATTAATATGTAATAAAAAAAAATTGAATAATAAAATTTTAAAAAACTTAAAAATTTATTATTAGTATCTTAGTATAACATGATATATCTTTTGTTTCTACTAGTATCTCTAGTAGATGCACAAGTTGGTGAATGGAGTAGAAGTTCATCATCTTCATCACCAAATACTCATTGGGACGGAATGGATTATGAATTAGGTTCAGAACAATATTCTGATGAATGTTTTTATAAAATAAATATTGCATTTTATAATCGAAATCTAAATAATTCAGATTATTATCCTTATAATATAATTAATAATCTTCATCCACATAATATGGAAGATAGATATACAATTTTAAAAGACTATTATAATATTGATAGAGAAGATTTAATTATACATGAACATAGTTTAGATCATGATATAGTAGAATATATAAAAATTAAAATAAATTGCAATGCAATAGATGAAGTAAAAGTAGAAAGTAAAACAAACGAATTATGTGATACAACACTACAAGCATGTCATTTTGCAGATAATGCATATTATCTAAATACTACTTCAAATAATAGATGTGATATCAATGATAATAATTGTGGAGTAGTTCATGAACCACTAGGAATACTAGAAATAATTGGAATATGTATTCTATGTTTTTGTGGATGTGGATGTTTAATAGTAGTATATATTCTATGTAGTGACATAATTAAGACTTGTAAATTAAATTTTCCTAATAAAGAAGTAAAAGAAAAGTCAGATGAAGAAAAACGTGCCTTAGTTGGAATAGTATAAAAATTGAATTTTTTTTTATTATAATTATAATTATTATCAAATCTAAAAAAACAATAATGTCTAATCATATTAGTTTGGATACAGAAAACAAATATATGAATAGAAGAAAAAGAGGAAAAAAAGGAGGAATAAATAGAAAAGGAATAGATTGTGGTTATGATAAATATCATAATCGAATATTACCAATTTCTCAAAATATTAATCCAGTGCAATTATTATCACAACATCGTGCATTAGAAGGAAATAGAGATGAACAAAAAAAAATGATGGCATTTATAGCGAAAGAAACATCAAATATTATTGAGATTGGTTCTTATATTGACAGATTAGGGCAAATATATAATTTACCAACTAAATATTCTATCTCAAAACGAGTTTGTTGTTTAAGTGAAAATGATGTAAAAGATATACAACGATATAATGAACAACAAATTACAGTAAAGCAATGTGATACAATGAAAGCAACAAAGTCACCAAATACAATTATATTAAATTTTGCAAACGCTACTCATGCAGGAGGAGGCTTTTGGAAAGGTGCACATGCACAAGAAGAAGATTTACATAGAAGATCTACATTACTCAAACAATTAGAAGAACAAATAAAAAAAGGATTGCTTGAATATCCAATTCCAGAAGAAGGTGTAATTTTTAGTCCTTATGTAACATTTTTTAGAGGAACATATGAAGAAGGATATAAATTTCAAAAACCTTTTAAATGTAGTGTTATTTCTTCAGCTGCACCAAATCTAGGTAGTTCTAATGTACTTGCATTATTAACAGGTAAAGATGGAATACCTTTAAAATTAGATAAACGATATTATGAAACAATGAAAGCTAGAATTCGTACAATACTTCGAGCTGGTCGTTTATTTCAACCTTCTGCCGATACAATAGTTTTAGGAGCTTTTGGATGTGGAGCATTTCATAATCCACCAGAACAAATTGCACAAATGTTTAAAGAAGTATTAGAAGAAGCAAGTATACAAAATTTATACAGAGATATAATATTTGCTATTAAGGAAAATCCAACTGTATTACAAAATAGTAATTATGAAGAATTTAAACGTGTACTAGGTTAAATACTACTTTATTTATTTGAATATTATTTAAACCATAATTAATTAATTAAATGTTTAAGATTATTTGTTTAATGTAATATTAAAAATATTATTAAAGGAATAGATATATAATATATTATTATGAATCGATGTAAAAAAAT